AATAATCTTGCGAGAAGACGGAAGTAGTGAAAGTATTAGCAATCACACTATGCGTGAGCAATTGTTCCGCCGAATCGTCTTGATTGGTTCCCGGGATGGTGAATGTCACATTGGTAGTATTAAACTTATACGCGCTATAAAAGCCCGAACCAATAGTGAGATAAGGGTTACGCTCACCAGGCGTGACTGCTGCACCAGAGGCCGACCGGGTACCAAGTGTGGTAGCCAATCGAAATTTGGTGTTGGCACTATGAGTGCCTATTGCCGCTGTTGTGCCTATAATACCCACATTGTCAGTGGCCAGTGAGCGACCCCATGACGAATGATTCGCCAAGTGTACACCACCAGCAGTGACAGTGGATGCGGCCATCCAATTAACTGATCCCCTATAACCAATAAATGCGGAAGCAATATAAGTAAGGGGATGAAGAGTAGTCCAAGAATATGGAGCGGGAGCAGCAACAATTAAGCCTACTGCAATCAATTGCCCATTTGGGTCAAACCCACACATCAACGGCATCCTATTCATCGTTGCTGCATTCTCATATGTGTTATTCGCAGGAGCCTGTGTAATCTGAGATGTTACAAACGAGTAGCGATGAACTAGAGTCCGCAGCGTAGTGATACATTCACCCATATGCGTAAGATAACGTGAAGGTTCATGAACCGGCGGTTTATTGTCAATGGACAATTCCATAGTTTCGATAGTGTCATAACTCAATGATTGAGGGACAAATGTCGAAAATCGTCGCGACAATTCCCTAGGACCAGCAAACTCCAAGTTCTCTGCAGCACGAACTGAAACCATTAGGGTAACATTCGGTGTTGCGGTAGGTCCCGTAATGGGATTCACCACACGCACAACAATTTGCCCATTCGTTGTCCCATTAGTATGCAAATATGAAGTCACATCAGTCGTGTTCCAAATATTAGCACCAGACACTGGAATACTCGTTTTACACCAAGCCAAAGCCTGATTATACGGAATGCGTATCTCAACGCACGTCCTTAGTGATGTCTATTACTTCATTGAAACACGCAGCCTGATTTACCGCCGTATTAGAAATATTTGTGCCTGCCGATCCTGTTGAATCATACGTGACGCGGAAGCGACCACGATGATACTGGGAACTAATGATCCTAAAGCGGAAGATAATATCCCCACGCCAATAGGTAAACAAATTGGCAATCCACGCCATTG